CGTGGCAGAGGGCGTAGGTGCTAGTCTTATCTGTGTATTAGTTTTAAAACCGTAGTACCTGGGTGTGCCAGTGGAAGCCGAAACAGGCCAGTAGTCCAAGAGAAACTCATAAGGTCTATGTTTAAGCTGTGTTCTGGCTCCCCCTACTTCTATGGAAAAAGTTTTAATAACCTCTCCACCAGAAGGAACAGATACCTCTGCTGTGGAAGCTGAGACAGCTACACTGGCATAGGAGACTAATCCCTGATCATCCAGATCATTTTGCATTCTCTCCTGTGCTCTTTCAATCATATCAGGGAGAGCACCTATAAACTCTGAACCATCATTTTCAGTGGTTGCTATAACTGCACTGACAAGAGTATTATAATCCATAAGTGTTCTACCTAACCATAGTAAACATAAACTTTACCAGCGTTACTTGAACCTGCCACAGAGACATTTCCCAGACATCTGATACCACTGTCTTGCATATAGATACTATCTCCTGTGTTAGCTGCCAGAACTGGCTGTTTAATAACAGGACCGTTTTCATCTCCTATGACAAGTTCTGAAGCTACTGTGACAGCATAGGTGTACATTCTAATTCTAGTATCAGAAAGAGTTACACTGGTGATAGTATCCACCAGAAACCCATTACCCCCTGCTCCTCCTACCACCTGTGCTATTCTAGTTGTAGTACTCATTTATTCTTCTCCTAAGTAAAAAAGGGAGAACCATCTCCTGATCCTCCCCCTATTATAGATCAAAGCCATGTTCTTTCCAAGATAGCGTAAACTATAACCTTATGGCTTTTCTTGAGCAGCGGCAATGTAATCAATAACTGCTGTTTGAGCAGCAGCCTCACCTGTGAGAACAGCAAAGATAGGAGACATTGCTTCGTCTGTGTTCAGGTTAGTTCCTGATACAACACTTAGAGTGGCAACGTGAACATCGTCAGAGAATACTTTGATGCTGCTTTCTCCATCGTAGTGCCATCCCAGACGCATCATGGTATCGTCTGTGACAGAGGCAACTGCTGTGACAGAGGCAGAAACAATAGAACCTGACATATTAGTCTCAGAGACAAGACGTATGGCTGTGCTCCCGTCGTCACATTTGAAAGAAATAGCATCAGTCCACCCAGCAAACGGGGTGGTATCTTTAATTCCCACTCCTACAAGAAAATCAGTCTGCGTGGCATCATTGACCTGTAGCCTGGATTCAAAGAAAGATTCTTTACCTGTGGTGATTTGAATTATCTCTGTCTTGGCTTGGAGAGCAACACCGTCATTCTCTGCGTTATCAGTGGTAACAGTGAGTAAACCTCCGTTACCGTCTGTCACAGAGACAACAGAGGCATTATCACCACCACCGTCTACTTTGGTAACAGTCCAATCAACAGCAGAGACAGTGGCTCCGTTGAGAGCACCTACTCCACCTAGGTCAGAATTTTTAATAAAATCGTTCCAGTAAGTGGTGTACTTTACTGGACTCATTGAGTCAAACTTTCCCCATGTACTCCCTATGGAAACATTGGTGACACCGTTTGGAAAATGTGTAGGCATAATGAACAGTCCTTTCCTAGACCAGTATTCCTTAGAATACCATTCAACTATGTGTTTGAAAAAGTAGTGGAGGAGTTTTGAGACCCCTCCACCAGATAATTACTTAGGCTCCTTGAGAACCGAAGTAGCCTCGCCAGTCAGACCAACCGAAGCTGTAACGCTCCCTAGCTTTGAAGCGGAGATTACCCGTGTCAAAGTCAGGCTCCATCTTGGTTGCAAGCGGTGCTCTTACAAACATCTTAGTTCCGTTGGGAACATCTGTTTTGATAAAGAACGCATCAGGGTCCTGAAAACGCTTGTTAACCATGTAACCAGAAGGGATCATTCCCTGGTGATTGATGGAGTTGATGTTGTTATCAGCGGTATTAGGTTGATAAGGACTGTTCAGTACACGATCTGCAGTGAACTGATTAGAAGGAGCAACGTGCAGGGATACTGCATTTGCACCTACCAGAATGTTCCTATCATCCTTAATAGTCTGAATAGAAACTAAAGCTGTTTCCAGCGCAGCTTCTGAAAGATCAACCGTTCCTGCTGTGCCTATCAGATTACTCTGAGCACCTCCAGAACCTACCACTGGGTGGCTGGCACTGAAGAGAGGTTGTCCATCACCACCTGTATAAGTGGCACTGAAGCTGTTATTGAAAACATCAGCAGCTTTAGTCTGCTTAGTGTTAGCCATGGAACGGGCAAGCCCTCTGGCACGTAGCTTGGCAAACGTGTCATACAGGTTGTCTTCCATAGCTTCCTCCGTAACTGAGAAGGCCAAAGCTATAGTTTCAGCCGTATATCTGGAGGTATAGCTTTCTTGTGCATTATCATACTGAACAGCAGCACCTTCACCCTTGACAGGTGCAGAGCCGAATCCAGTGAAGAGAACTTCTTCTTCAAATGCACGGTCAGAGTTCTCTACTTCAAAGAGAACACTGTATTCATCAGCAACTTCTCCGTACTCAATACCGAAGACGGCATTAAGACCTGGAAGAAGCTGTTTAGCAATACTAGCTCTATTAATAGCCATTATCTAAGCTCCTTTCAAGTTAAGCACCAGAAGACACACGGGTCAACTGATGGTGGATAAGTTGTACTTCACAAATTGGGAAAGCCCTTTCTGATGCATTGTCAATGTTATTTCCTGGCTCATCAACAAAGTCAATGATACGGAACATTGCAGCTACACCACTGGTACGGCTTGCAGCGTCTAGGCCAAAGCCTGACTTTCCTGTAAAGGTTGAACCTGCTCCACGAGTTACTTCAAAGTTTTGTTCCATGATGTCGCCAACTGAACAACTGGCATCAGCTTGGATTTCAAACGTAGCTTCTGGATCATCACATACAATGGCATATGCATTGCTAGCAGATGTTCCAGTTGGCCAGTACCCACTCCACGTTGGTTGACCATTGGCTTCATAGTAACAGCCCATGAACACACCTATTGGGTGATCAGAAGCTCCACTATCATTACCAACTACAGATACATAACCACCTCTGACATGAACAAGATCACCTGTGAAGATGTTTCCTGCTGCACCAGATGCTATACGGTAGTTACGAGTCTGAGTGGTATTTGCACCACCAGCATACCTACGTGAAGGAGTCAGACCATTTAAGGCTTTAGTAGTTGTCATACTACATTTCTCCTCTTTTAAAGATGAGTAGAAAAAGCAGCAGTCTTCTTAATTTTGAAACTGTGGCATTCTACCCTTGGTTACAGACGAAGTGCTATTATTTGAAATGGGCATTCTAGAATCTGAAGCTGCCATTAATTGCTGATTTACAGCTTCCATCATGGCATTAGATTTATCTTGATAGTACTCATTCCTGGCCGCTGCCTTACCACGGGGCATCTTGGCTAGAGCGACATCCCCCCGTACAACGCAGTTTTGATAGCGTCCAGTATCTAAAACAGTTGCAGAGTGTAACATCTCAGGAACTTCCTCTGGAGTTACAAATACCCAACCCTGAGTCATTTTATTCCCTACATTCTTGTAGTCATCTTCACCCTTGAGGGAGATACGTATCCAACGAAGAACCATGTCTTCAGAGGTAAATCTGTCTACAACCATGTTTGGTATATCTAACCAGTTAGGCTCAGTAAATGTATATTCCTTTGATTTAGTTGCCCTTGTTTGTGTAGCTCTACTACTTGTCTTACTCATCTTTAAACGCTCCTTGTGTTTCTTTTATTACGCGCACAATTACCCAATGGGTACATACTCTCCTGCTGCACGGTCTGCCCGTGCTTTCTCAGCAGCGTACTTTTCCAGTGGTATATTCCACTTCTGGGCTAACCTTACATCATCTGGAGTAAGCTTAACTTTTTTAGAAGAGGAGGAACTGGGAGAACTGCGCGACTGTCCTGCCACCACCTGTTGAGTATTCCGTTGTGAACTAGGTGCTTCCTGCTGCACTTGATTAAACTTATGAGGAAACTCCTGTCTCATTCTTGAATCCACCTCAGAATAAAAACTTTGTGAGGATGGATTATAACCTTCTTCTTTGAGTTGGGCATCTATGGTTAAAGCTGCCACTGTCATTATATTATCAGAACCAAACCAACTGTTCTCTGGCTTCTTACTCCACTCTACTGCCTGTGGATCATATTCAGTAGCTTGAGCCTGTGCCTGAACTTGAGCTTGTTCCTGTTGTTGTTGTTGTAAGTACTGTTGTCTCTGTTCTCTTTCTTCTAAAGTTTTTTCATACTGAGCAAGTTGACTTTTGTTCTGTTCAATATTATTAAGATGAACCTGAGACTTATTTAGTATCTCCTGAGCCTCTAACATCTTTTCCTTGTCACCTGCATCGTAGGCACTGAGGTAAGATTGTTTGGCTAGTTCTGTCTGTTGCTGTAGCTGTTGCTCTGTTGCTTGATAAGTATTCTTATGTAAGTCTACAGTCTGTTTATCTCTGGCGTTGACACTGTGTATCAACTGTTGACGTTCCATCTCCAACTGAGCAATACGATCTTCACGTTCTTTCTTCTGTTGGACCAGTTGTCTGATCCTTTTTTCTGCTCCTTTGGTTTCAATTCCTTCCAGTTCAGGAAGTGTTTCTTTGGCCTTTTCTGAAGAAGAAGGAGGAGGAGGAGGAGGAGCACTAGAGGCTTCCACTGTCTCTTCAATTTCAAACTCTACTTTTTCTGTCTCTCCGGTGGGAGAAACATCTACCTCATTCCACTCTGTGAGTTCTTCTGCTACATTTTCTTTTATTTCTACTTCCGCTGCTGCTGCTGCTTCTTGTTCTTCAGCCATTTTATTATTCTCCATAGGTGCGACACTAAGATTACGCTAGGTCATAGGTTCTTTTACTCTAATATTAATACCATAGTTAGTTCCCTAATACAAGGGTAGTATCTAAATCTTCTGGATCAGAGATACGCATAAGAATTTGATCATCAAAAAGAAGAAGGAGTTTTACCCCTTTATAGATGAACTTAGTTCCAGATAGTTTTTGGTAACAAACATAGTCACCTTCTCTGCACCAGGGACCTGCAAGAAATTTATCTTTGTCCTCGTAAGCCAGTGTACCTACTTTAAGTACCCTTCCAACTGTGGTGAGATAGGCAATGTCATCTCTGGCTTTCTCTGGTAGTAGTATTCCTCCCTTGGTCTTTTCTTTAATAGCGGTTGGTCGGATAAGCACATGATAACCTGGAAGGTCTGGAAGAACCTCTGGGTCTGATATATCATTCTTTGTAACCCATAGATCATTAGTTATAGCTCCTGCAAGAGGGGGATTAATCATTATCTTCTTCACGCTCCATTCTATTATTGACAATATGCATCAGTTCTGTATAGGCCCATTCAATTCCTGAGATTGTACCTACCAGTTGCTTATACTGGTTATAGTCTTCTACCTGTCCCTCTGCAAGCAAATTCTTTAATTTTTCCTGCTGGGTAGAATAAGACTGTTTAATCTCTTGAAAAATGTCCATTGTAACTGTATTATACTGTCTTTGTTCTACTCATCCTACGCTTTTTTTTAGAAGGTTGTTTAGATTTTTTAGAGTTTGAAAGAGCTATGGCCACTGCTTGTTTCTGAGAATAGCCTTCTTCTCGTAACTTTTTTATATTATTAGAAACAGCTTTCTTACTTCTACCAGGGGTTAAAGGCATATCAAATAGCTCTCGGTTCATAAGGATTAGGGTTACTGGTTACTCTCCCACCTGTAGCTGCTTTCTTTAAATTATAAGTTCCTTCACTAATCTCTGTATAAGAAGTACCCTCTGGCAAATCTAATTTTGATAGGGCTTCTGCTTCTGCCATAAAATTGTGTTTTTTAGAAAGATAAAAATCAACTAACTTCCCATCTTCTATCCCTTTATTTTCGATTTCTACTATGGCTTCTACAGCTTTCCTAACATCTTTTGAATTTTCAATATAATCTTTACCTACCTTACTTTTTACAAACTCAATATATTTCTTTGTTTCATTTTCATTTTTAGGAGCATATTGTGCTATCATCTTATCTATGCTTCCTTTACGTTTTTCTCCTTCATACTCTCTTTTCTTTTTTTTATTTAGGTCCATAAAAATAGCTCTCAGGCCCATAACAGGATGATCAAAGTTTGAAAACCTTTTATTTTTTCCATAACCTCCTGTTGAATGTTCTCCTGCTCTTATCTCTCTGGTTCCTGTAGTATTATGAAGTTTTGAGACATTACCAGGATTATTAGAAGAATATTTTGCACTAAATCTTGCAGGTCTACGAGATAAAAGCTCTTCAGGAATACCTACGGGACCTATATCTTCAAGGGACGGCTTAGGAACTGTTGAAAAAGCCTTTGATATTTCTTTT